ATTAAACTTAACACATCCAATGTGGACGTTGTATCAGATGTACCTGTTGTACCAGACGTATCTGTTGTACTGGTTGTTGAAGATAATAATACTGACCACGAATTACTAACATTGCCTCCATCGACTCTATCGCTTGCAGTACCAAAAATCGTGTTTATTATTCCTTATAGAGATAGAGCAGAACATAAGGTATTTTTCAGTGTATATATGAAACACGTTTTAGAAGATATTCCAAAAACGGACTATGAAATATATTATGTAGAACAAAAAAATACGTTGCCTTTTAATCGCGGTGCAATGAAAAATATCGGGTTTTTAGCAATTAAATATAAATATCCTGACCATTATAGAAACATTTCTTTTGTATTTAATGATATTGATACTGTACCTTATAGTAAAAATATAATTAACTATGAAACGACACAAGGAGTAGTAAAACATTTTTACGGTTTTAAATTTGCACTTGGCGGTATTTTTTCAATAAAAGGTGATGATTATGAACGAACAAACGGTTTCCCCAATTTTTGGTCGTGGGGTGGCGAAGATAACTATATGCAAAAACGTGTCCAACAAGCCGGTTTAGAAATAGATAGGTCGTGTTTTTTTAATATTCTAGACAAGAATATTTTACAGTTGTGTGATGGTATTAAAAGGCTTATATGCAGAAAAGAGGCCGCTACTGTTGTAAATATGTCGACAATGGATGGGTTGGTTACCATACGAAATCTTAATTACGAATTTAAAGATGAATATATTAATGTATATCATTTCGACACAACTAGAGACCCTAGAACATTGCGATTTGAAGAACAGAATATCGTTGTTGAAACGAAAATACGTCTTGAAAAAGAAGATGTTAAAAATTTACTACAGCGCAAAATGAATGAGGTGCGAATGCCTGGCCAATTTGCAAATCAGGTGAGGCCGCAACTCCATCCGCATCCACATCCGCAACCGCAACCGCATCCGCAACCGCATCCGCAACTACAGCCACACGCTAGATATACTAATATACATCGTCCAGCATCTCACGGTCACGTTATTGGTAGAATGGGGATGGGTGGTCTTTCAAAATGAAGCGCTGAGGTCGAATATATTATCCGTCTTTGTCTTTTCGGACATGGCATATTCACTTACACGCTTTTCGAAGAAATTTGTTTTACCCTCGACGCTAATCATCTCCATAAAATCAAACGGATTTATTGAATTATAAATTTTTTCGTACCCTAATTGCAACGACAATCGATCCGCGATGAATTCAATATATTGAGACATAAGTTTGGAATTCATTCCGATGAGTCTACACGGCAATGCTTCGCATATGAATTCTTTCTCTATTTCTACTGCCTCTTTTATTATCTCGTGAACTTTCTGTTTTGAATATCTTTTTTGCGTTTTGTTATACAGTAAAATGGCAAACTCTGTATGAAGCGCTTCATCGCGGGATATAAGTTCATTGCTAAATGTGAGCCCTGGCATCAATCCGCGCTTCTTTAACCAATATATTGAACAAAATGCACCTGAAAAAAATATACCCTCAATACACGCAAAAGCGATAAGGCGTGTATAAAATGAACTGCGCTTATCATTTATCCATCGAAGCGCCCAATCAGATTTTTTTTTGATACACGGGAAATTATTTATACCAGCAAACAGTTTACTTTTTTGTTCTTCGCTTTTAATTAAGGAGTCGATTAGAAGACTATATACTTCGTTATGAATATTTTCCATTGCGATTTGAAATCCGTAAAATGCCCGCGCCTCTGCAAGCTGAACATCGCTCATAAATCTGACGGCGAGGTTTTCGGTAACAATACCATCACTTGCTGCGAAAAAAGCGAGAATCATTGAAATAAAGTAGCGTTCATTGTCGTTTAGTGTTTCACTGTTCCATTGTACAATATCTTTAGATAAGTCGATTTCTTCCGCACGCCAGAAACAATCCACCTGTTTTTTATACATTTTCCATATATCATTATCTTGGATAGGAAACATTACGTAGCGGGAATCATTTTCAGTTAGTAGCGGTTCTGACGGTTTACTAGTGGAGGCGACAGTTTGTTTTACAGACATTCTAAATATGTATATGACAATATAAAAATATTTCTATATTTTTATATTTTATAATTACCAATATTTTCTAATATTTTCTAATATTTTCTAATATTTATGAATATACTATTATGCAAATAAATTAATATACTTATATAATAATATATTATAAATATTATAAATATTAATACTACTTTAAAAATAACTCAATCATTATATGACAGCACCGGCACCAGCACCAGCACCAGCACCAGCACCAGCACCGGCACCGGCACCAGCACCGGCGCCAGCAGCAGAAGGAGGAGCACACACCACGCCAGAGCCAGCGCCAGGAGCAGCGGCAGAAGGCGGTGGGCATAGTGGAGGAAAGTTGGCAAGTATGATGGCTGGAGGTATACCGTGTGGATATGAACTATCTATGGAATTTTTTGTAGGATTTTTGTTCACATTTCTTATCTACTTTTTAGTTTTTGGTTTTGTTCCATATCACAATATCGTATCTACAATGACAAAATTTGTAATAGATTTTCCTAAAAAAATGTATAATAAATTTTTAGGAATGTTGCCGGCTCCTATAAGAAAGGCCCAAGGCGGTTCTATTTTTTCAGGAATTAATAAACTAATAACAAAGACTATACCTAATATGATAGAAAAAGAAAAAACCAAACTGTTAACACCTTTACAGAAAAAATTACAACAATTGAAAGATAAAGAGAATAGTAAATCAAATGGTGGTAGTAATTCAGCTATTGTAAACCAAATTAATGCATCTATAACTAAAACAAGAATACAAATAATGTCTACTTGGGAAACGCTGAAACATAAAATTATACCTGGTATATTTATATCAATAATTTATTATATAATATGGTTTATATTATTTAAAGTCCTGCCTCAAATAATGAAATATGGTATAAGTATGGCAACCAAGGGATGAATCCAACGAATATAATGAATATAATGAATCCAATGAATACAATAAAAAATAGTAGTAATTGTTTTTTATTATATACAATATATAATTAGAAATATAATTTATAATAGTAACAGTTAATAAAAATGCCGTCTCTTAGTGGTATTGTCACAATTGTAAAACACGTAATATTTGTAATCGTCTTTATACTTTTTATACCAGGTTTCTTTTTTACTCTTCCAAAAAATGGTACTCAACTTGCTGTGTCGGCTGTTCACGGATTACTCTATGCTTTAGTATATACGATATTAGAAGTTATATTTAATATTAGGCGTATAATAAAATGTATAAAATCTGGAGGTACCGGTGGTGCTTAATTTAGATGTTATTATATCATATTTGTAATTGTATAATAATAAATATGAATAAATATGAATAAATATAAATAGGAATAAATAATCTATATATCTATAAATGGTAAAACAATCCAAATCTAGAATATTAACTAAACAATCCGAGCAAAAGGATGAACCTACATATGAAGATTTGAATGCATTTATGAGACCATCGGTATTAAGCCAAAAATACGAATATCCAAATTTACATATTTATCCTGATTCTCCCGACTATCCTGATTCACATAACTCATCAAGTGGTAGCGATAGTGAACCTGCAGACGAATGTAATGTATCATATAAAACAAATGGTTCATATGCAACAAGTACTTCTGGTAAAGATTTGAATCTATATGATATGAAATGCTTACTGGATAAAAAACGCAGAGATATTTATGATAAAAATCGAGAAGTAAAAGAATTGGCAACTAATAACCCATATTTATCAAGTATTGTATCTGATTATGAAAATATAGGGAGTACAATTTTAGAAGAAAAGAAAGACCAAAAATCAGCACTTAACATATTGTCAAAACATATACGAGATATTTCAGAACATATGAAACACGATGAATTCCAATTACATCGTATAAGAGAAGACCAGCAAATTTTAATGGATGAAATTGATAAGTTAAGGAAGGATATAGGTTATATAAACAATAAAATAGCCA